CGGGAAGCGGTCTATGCGAAGTATGACGGCCACTGTGCCTATTGTGGACGGGCTATCGAAATCAAGGATATGCAAGTCGATCATTTCAAGCCGCAACGTGCATGGAACGCCGAAGACGCAGGGACGGACGATATTTCCAACCTTATGCCGTCATGCCGAATGTGCAACCACTACAAGCGGGCAAATTCTCTGGAAACGTTCCGGCGCTATATCGCGGAAATTCCCAGAAAGCTCCGAGAAAACTACATCTACAAAGTAGGGGGCGTTTATGGGAATGTCATTGAGCAAGAGAAACCGATCACGTTTTACTTTGAGATGGAGGACAAGGCATGACCAGAAAACGCGCAAGAAAGATCCTCATGGCTATCGGCACGAGCCGGAACCGTGAGATGTTCGGCGGGCCAGAGGGGGAACTTTGAAATGATTGGTTACATCAAAGACAAGGACGTCTACGCGCTCTTTGACGAGCGCGGGACTGCTCGCTTGCACGTCGGGGACATCGACAGCCTGGAAAGGATATACTTCCCCGCCGAACTGCACGTTGGAGATCGCGCGTGGAAGAAGGCCATGAGCATCCTTGATAAGAAATACGCGGAAGCAAAAAAGATGCCGTTCGTCCGTGACCCGCTGGCATGGGCACTGTATCACACTTGGAGGGAGTTTGACGATGGAAAACGTTGCGACTGAAGAATTTATCAGCAGAACCGAGGCACTGAAAGACTTTGAATCCTGCAACGCGGAAAATCCGAACTGGACACCGCAGCGGGTAAAAACGCTCCTGCTGCGTCAGCCCGCCGCCGACGTTGCGGAGGTGGTGCATGGACAGTGGCTGCGAGCAGATGATGACTGGAATAGCCTCACAACAATTCAGTGCTCCCTTTGCAGCGAAGAGTGGTGCTTTGAGACGGACGATGACGTGAGCTTGCTGAATTACAAATACTGCCCCAACTGCGGGGCGAAGATGGATGGAGGTAACGACAATGTTTCAGATTGAGCTTTTATCCGGTGGCGTTTTCTGGGTATACGCCGTATACCCGCAGATGAGCGCGTTTTTGATTTGGAAAGACGATCACTGGATTTGGATGGCGGCTGATAAGTGTAAACCGTATGTCCAGCCGTGGATAAGCGTTACACCTGACGTGGCCTATCAGCCTGATGGCCGCACGAGCGAAAAGGACGTGCTGCTATGAACACTAAAATTTTGAAAATCAAGGGCGATTGGCAGGAGGTCGTGAACACCTGCCGCGCCACTTCCGGAAACGGGCCGCTCGGGCATGAGCCAAGCAAGAGGTTCAAGCGGCGGATCCTGATCGCTGAGCACTCGCCCATCCGCCGGATCTCGGTATCGTGGATATGGGAGGGGGTCAAAAGCTGGATCGCTACGCACTGGAGCCGCCATAAGTGGGAATGCTTCATTTCCACGCAGCGGACAGATCGGACAGGCACACCGCGGGACAAGCTCCCGCAGGACGCGCCGGTGATCTTCGAGGGAGAAGCGAACGTACAAGCCCTGATCGATTCCATGCGCAAGCGGTTATGCAGTCAGGCAGACCCGGAGACGCGCGCGTATGCCGAGGATTTCAAAGCGGCGCTGCATGAGATTCAGCCGGAGATCTCGGACGTGTTGGTGCCAAACTGCATTTACCGGTGCGGATGCCCGGAGCTGCAGCCATGCGGTTTGTATGAAAGCTGGTCCCGCCTTCGACCGGAAGTCATGAGTACAGATATCCAACAGCGATACGACATCTACAACAGTATGTTTTGGAAAGCGAGGGCAAAACGTGGGAACGATACTGGCGATTGACCCCGGCAATATTCAATCGGGCTATGTAATCGTAGAGCACGACGGCGAAGAAATTCGCCGCGTGCTGGACGCCGGGAAAATCGAGAATCCGGCAGTGACAGATATGCTTGACCGGAAGCTTTATGCGAACTGCATAGATGTTGCGATTGAGATGGTGCAGGGGATGGGGCAGACCGTAGGGCAGGAAGTGTTTGACACTTGCGTCTGGGTCGGGCGATTCTGGGAAATTGCATTGAGATCTGGCGGATATGAGCCGAAAAGGATATACAGGCGAGAAGAAAAGCTATACCTGTGCGGCTGCCTGAGCGCGAAGGATAAGAATATCCGGCAAGCGCTGATTGACAGATACGGAGGTGTAGGGACGAAAAAAGAGCCGGGCTTCTTTTATGTGAACGGCACGAAGTTTGCAAAAGATATGTGGGCGGCGATGGCCGTTGCAACCACATATTTTGACAAGTACATCAAGGGGGTAAAGCTGTAATGGCAAACATCACGGCGACCTGCCCGGTTTGCGGGAAGGTGTTTACCCGGCCCTGCAAGCCGCGCGCGGATGGCCGGTATCTTTGCAGTCGGGCGTGTGCCGGGGCATGGCGCAAGCTGCATCCCATCTGCACGGGCAAGCGGCGCGATCGCGCATGGGATGAAGTGCGGATTCAGATCACGGCGATCATCCCGGTCTATCCCGCCATGCGCCCGCGCATGGGCGAAGTGTACGACGCGGAAAAATATGAATACATCAGCAGCATGCCCGGATACGTTGTGCGCGTCGGAGACAAGCGGGTCTGTGTGAGGGTGGACGAATGCAGGGAGATTTAAGGATCAGCCCATATTCCGCTCCGTGCGGCAGCTGCCCCGAGAAAGGCTGCGGGGCAAAGCATACGACCTGCGAGGCGTACATAGCGTTCCGCAAGGCTGCGGACGAGTACAACAAAAGCAAGGTAGAGCGCATAGAGCGCGGGATGGAAACAAGCGGCAAGTCCGCCAGAGCGCGGAAATACGATCGGGCAAAACGCGAAGGGAGGGTACACTATTGATGGAACAGATCAAGGGCGCAAAGTACGACGAGGGCAAGCCCCGCCCGTCGCTCGTGCCGGTGGCGGGAATCGAGGCAATCATGCAGGTGCGCGAATATGGAATGCGGAAGTACGGTGATGCTGAGGACTGGCAAAGCATAGCCCCTGAAAGGTGGCACGACGCCCTTCTGCGCCACGTTCTGCATATCTGGGATAATCCGCTGGCGCTCGACTATGAGAGCGGCTTACCGGCTCTGTGGCATGTTATAACTAATGCTGCGTTTCTGTGCGCGGCGTACAAAGATGAACTGGACAAAGCGCGCGGGGAATGGGCAAAGGATGTGCTGGACGAAAAGGCAGTTGATGGGTGCGAGAACTCACAATGTGCGTATTCCTCTACCACATGCGGGTGTATCCGGTATAATGATGTAAGCCACTGCAAGAAAAGGAAGGGAGTGCGCCGTGAGTAAGCCGCGCTACGGCTGGTGGCCATATGCAAAGTGGATGATCCGCAACTATAAGGGCGGCGGGCTGATGACGAGGGCCGAGCGCGCTGCCGTTGAGGATGCAATCGCAGAGACGGAACAGCTCGTTGACGGAGCGGAGCGGCTGCGGCTCATAGACTTGGTCCTTTGGAAGCGTACACACACCTTACAGGGCGCTGCGATGGCGGTTTATGTATCCGAACGCACCGCACAGGAGTGGCACAGGCAATTTATTCGCCTTGTGGGGCAAAAAAGAGGGCTTTTATGAAAAAGTCTGCGTCCCAGAGCCAAATTTAACATTTACTATAAGGGCGTAGAGATCAACTCTACGCCCTTTTTCATCGGCACCGCAGCGTTCTGCGGAAACCTCCTCCTCCTGTTCTCGTGTTCTCCGGTGTGAATAAATATATTTATTCACACACGGAGACACGAGAACGAAAGAATGAGGCAGAAAGGAGCGGCTATGGCGAGTTTGCGCGCCCTTGCACACAAGCTGCAAACAGCGCTCTTGTACAACGGAATCAAAATAAAAATCAATCAAATGCAGACTTATTCCGCAAAAAATGACAGGATGGTGACGAAATACATGGTTTACGAATATCGACCTGATGAAAAGCCGAAGAACGTCACTCTGCTGGAAACGTACCAGATTGCGGATGTGGTGAAGCTGCTGGCCGGACTTTACAGCGATGGCGGATGAAAAGCTTACGCCGAAGCAGAAACGATTCTGCGAAGAATATCTGAAATCCGGGAACGCGACAGAAGCAGCGAAAAAGGCCGGGTACAAAGAAACATCATGCAGAGTGATTGCGGCAGAAAACCTATCAAAACCAGCTATTTCTGCGTATATAAAGCGCAGGCTGGACGAACAAGAAGCGGCGCTGGTCGCTGACGCAAACGAGGTGCTGCAGTTTTATTCTGCTGTTATGCGAGGAGAGGTAAAGGACCAATTTGGCATGGACGCTTCGCTTTCTGACCGCCTGAAGGCCGCAGACAGTCTGGCGAAACGTCTTGCCGCGGCAGAACTTAAGCCAAACGCGGAAGATGCGGTGCGGGTGATTATCGATGTCTGATGTTCGGTTGTCCGAAAAAATCGGACCTGCCTTTTATAGCGTGGCGCGTGACGTATTCCAGCACGGCCATACACACTACGACGAGAGCGGCGGGCGCGGCTCCCTGAAATCCTCGTTCGTGTCCATCATTGTCCCAACCCTGCTGATGCATGAGGAAAACAAAAACTGCCATGCGTTGGTGCTTCGCAAGGTCGCAAATACGATACGCGATAGCGTTTATGCGCAGTATGTCTGGGCAATTGGAGAACTCGGCGCGGCGGAATATTGGGAAGCCAAAGTCTCCCCGATGGAGCTGATTTATAAGCCAACCGGGCAGAAGATCATGTTCCGGGGCGCGGACGACCCGATGAAGATTAAATCCATCAAGGTACCGTTTGGCTACATTGCCGTGACGCACTTTGAAGAAAAAGACCAGTTCGCGGGGCGTGCGGAAATACGAACGATCTTACAGTCCACAATGCGCGGCGGCTCTAAGTTCTGGAACTTTGAAAGCTATAACCCGCCGATCAGCCGCGACAACTGGGCAAACAAGGACAGCTTGGAGGAACGGGCCGACCGGCTGTGTCACAAGTCCACGTATTTGCAAGCACCGCCTGAATGGCTGGGAGAACAGTTTCTTGCAGAAGCGGAACACCTGAAAGAGACAGATGAACGCGCGTATCAGCATGAGTATCTCGGTATTCCGGTAGGGACCGGCGGAAATGTGTTTGACAGGATCGAGCTGCGGGAGATCACAGACGAAGAAGTCAAAAGCTTTGACCGAATCTATCAGGGAGTGGACTTTGGCTGGTTTCCAGACCCGTTTGCTTTTATACGGCTGCATTATGATCGGGCGAGAGAGACGATATATCTGTTAGACGAGATTTATCAAAATAAACTATCCAACGAGCAGAGCGCGACCATGATAAAGCAGCGCGGGTATAACAACATTAGGACGATTTGCGACAGTGCCGAGCCGAAGAGCGTTGCTGACCTACGGGCAATGGGATTGCCTGCGTATGAGGCTGTCAAGGGGCCTGGTTCGGTCGAATACGGTATGAAGTTCTTGCAGAGGAGAACGATTGTCATTGATAGAAAACGAACGCCACATGCCTACGATGAGTTTGTGGGCTACGAATATGAAAGAAACAAAGACGGCGATATTATCAGCGGATACCCGGACGCGAACAATCATCTGATTGATGCGACAAGGTACGCCTTAGAGCCTGTGAGCCGTAGAATGGGAGTTATTGCATGACGGTTATCGATAAATTAAAGGAACTCGGGTATACGACAATCCCAGAGGAATTCTATACATACGTGTCCCTTTGGAAGTCATGGTACGTCGGCAAAGTCAAGGGGTTCCATCAATACCGGCGATATAACGGGCACAAATGGACGAAGTGCAACCGTGCAAGCCTCGGTATGGCGAAAAAGGTTTGTGAGGACTGGGCAAACCTCTTGATGAATGAGAAGGTTCAGATCACGCTTGAAGGCCAGAAGGAGCAGGAGTTTATCGACAGGGTTCTGACGGCGAACAACTTCACGGTCAAGGCAAACGAAATGCAGGAAATGAAGTCAGCGCTCGGAACCGTGGCGTACATTCCACGTGTGGTTGGGCAGGCCGTCAACGAAAGCGGCGAGGTTGTGCCGGGCGATGTTTCCGGCATTGAGCTGGACTATGTGACGATTGAGCACATCTTTCCGTTGGCTTGGCAGAATGGATTTATCACAGAATGCGCGTTCGACAGCGTGGTCACGCGAGTGGGAAAGAATTACCTGTACTTGCAGATCCATCGGAAGGACGAAAGCGGGCTTTACGTCATCGAGAACAGCATTTACCGATACGAAAACGAAACGCTTGCCGACGCACTGCTCACCGATGTTCCGGGCTTTGAGCGAATCCCCCCTGTGGTACATACGGGAAGCGACAAGAGGCAGTTCGCCATCGACAGACCGAACATCGCAAACAATCTTGACTATCTGCTTCCAGTTGGTATTCCTGTGTACGCAAACGCGATTGATGTTCTGCGCGGCGTTGACTGTGCCTATGACTGCTACGTCAACGAGTTCGAAAACGGCCCGATGATGATGATGGTCAAAATGCCCGCCACAAGGTGGGAAGACGATGAACCGACGCTTGATGACAACGACCGGCGTTTCTATCTGCTTCCGGAGGATACGCAGCAAGGGAACGTTGTAGAGACAATTTCTCCGACGCTGAGAACCGAGCAGCTAAATGTAGGACTTCAAGACCAACTGAACGTACTGTCCAGTAAGTGCGGCTTCGGCGAGACCTATTACCGGTTCGACGGCGGCAGCGTCGCGACAGCAACGCAAGTTATCAGCGAAAACTCCACCATGTTCCGCACCATTAAGAAACATGAAATTGTGCTGGAACAAGCGCTAGTGGAGCTGTGCCGTATTCTGCTTCGGTTGGGAAACACAGCTATGAACGCCGGTCTGAATGAAGACGTGGAAATCTCTATAGATTTCGATGACAGCATCATAGAGGACAAAGCTACTGATTTCTCCCGCGATATGCAGCTTCTCAGCGCAGGCATTATGAATGACTGGGAGTTCCGCATGAAGTGGATGAACGAGGACGAGGCGACAGCAAAGGCGGCGCTGCCGAAGGCGCAGGACATGACAACCGAAGGACAACAGGAGGTAGAGTAATGGGCGGCAGAGGCGGAGCTGGTGGCGGCATTGGAGCCGGAGAATTTGGGCGTGGGCGCGGTATGAGCCTTGCGCGGTTTTTGTCACAGCAGGATATTAACCGAGCAAACGCTGCGTCTGTCACTGATATGGGCGATATTATCAGGCGCACATTTGAGCGCAACGCTGCTGAAATCAATGGGCTTGAGCTGTCGGACGCTGAAAAGAAGAACGCAGTAAGGCAGATGGCAACTCTCGCAACAACGGCGCTCAAAACGGCGGCAGGAGCAGTCAATCCTTATGCAAGCGGGCCTGCGCGCCTGACAACGGCGCAGAAAACAGGAAGCGCCGCAGACAGAGCTGCAAGAGCGCGCGGTGAAATGGATAGCTACATGCGGAAATTGCGTGACCAGTCCAGTAAAAACCGCAAAGCAGCAGAAAACAAGGCGTTTTCCAATGCCTTTGTAACAGCGCAAAAGTCCGGCGCGTTGGAAGTTACGGTAAACGGCAAGAAATACCGCAGAACTAACAAGCGCAGCGGTACATGGCGTCCGGTATGATTAACTTTGAAAATCTCGACAAGTTCACATTCCCCGGCGTTGGAAAGTACGACATTCCGCAGATCGAGCCGGTCAAGGCATATCCGCATGGCGAATTTATCCCTGTGAATTACCATTACACAGCAAAAGACCAGGCAAGCAAAATCGTTCATTTCTTTGTGGACGATTACCAATTCATTCGATATTGGAACACGCCGGACAAGTACATTCCGAAACTGTTGCAGTTTGCGGCGGTGTGTGCGCCGGACTTCTCCACATACACGGATATGCCGCTGGCGATGCAGATATACAACCATTACCGCAAGCATTGGTTGGCGGCATACTGGCAGCTCCACGGCATGACGGTTTATCCGACGATCTCTTGGAGTGACGAGAGCAGTTATGATTGGAGCTTTGATGGGGAACCTGTCGGCGGGATAGTTGCGGTTAGTTCAGTAGGCACCCAGCAGAACAAGGAAAGCAAGCGGCTCTTCCTGCGCGGTTACGAGGAAATGATGAAACGGATATCGCCTGAATGGGTGATATTTTACGGAAAAGTTCCGGAGGAATGTGACTGGAACGTGATACGGGTAAAACCGCATTACGACGAGATTGTGAAGCGGAGGGAAGCAAATGAAATATCCGTTTCAGCCGGAACTGCTTGATGCACTCCCAGAAGAACTTGCCGAACTCTTTCGCGGTCTTGAAGATACGCTGCTCGACGAAATTTGCAGCCGCCTTGCGCTGAAAGACCAGCTGAACGAAGTGACTGTTCAGGCAATCCGGGCGCTTCGCTCGCATGGTATCGACACGAAGGAGATTGAAAAAGCAATCCGCAAGACCTCTGGAATTAGCGAAAAGAAACTGAGCGATCTATTTGACGATGTGATAGCCAGAAATCAAAAGTATTACACATCGGTTATCGACATGGCAGGGCTGACAAAGCCTGATATTCTGGTGAACACTGCGACCATCGAAGCAATCAGAGCGCAGACGATTGATGAAGTTCATAATATCACACAGTCTATGGGCTTTCTGGTGGACAAAGGCAGGACGATGCTTCCGCCCGCTCGTGCGTATCAGTGGGCGTTGGATTCTGCTGTTATGCAGATTCAGAGCGGGGCAATCAGCTACAATCAGGCGATCAAGTCTGCGGTACAACAGCTTGCAGGCGGACTGAAAGTCGTGAACTACGAAAGCGGACACGTTGACAACATCGACGTTGCTGTTCGGAGAGCTGTCATGACCGGCGTGAATCAGATCTGCGACCAGTACACGAACCAAAGCGCAGAGTACCTTGATACGAGATACTTTGAAGTGTCTGCGCACTCTGGGGCGCGTGACAAGCCGGGTGCGTCGCCGTGGTCAAGCCACAAAGACTGGCAAGGGAAAGTCTATTACCAGAGCGAAAGCGGCGAACCTGACCCGCTGGGGCTTTACGATGACCTTGTGGAAACGACTGGTTACGGATACGTTGACGGTCTGACAGGCGCAAACTGTAGGCATCACAAATACCCGTTTGTTCCGGGAGTTTCGGAGCGAACTTACACAGACGAACAGCTTGAGCATATCGACGATGGCCTTGGCTGCACGTTTGACGGAAAGACTTACACAGCCTATGAAGCTACGCAGATGCAGCGCCGCATAGAGCGGCAAATCCGCGCACAGAAAAAGCTTAGAAACGCATACAAAGAAGCTGGGCTTTCCGAAGACGCGACCGCCGCGAACATAAAGCTTCGGCGGCTGAACGCAGAATATAGCAGGTTCAGCAAGGCCGCAGGATTGCCGGAGCAGCGAGAAAGGACAAAGGTGTATGGACTGGGCTGAAGCAAAAAAGCCGCCGAAGCCATTTTCAAATTGGCTCTTCTTATTTATCAATACCGACCGACAGGTCGTTAAACAAGGAGATTTTTATGTCAGAAGAACCTAACGTGCAGGGCACGGAAATCACTGCGCTTGAGCAGGAAAAGACGTTTACGCAGGCCGATGTTGACAAGATGATTCAGACGCGGCTTGACCGAGAACGGAGAAAGTACCCCAGCGAGGAAGAAATCACCGCATACCGGACATGGAAGGACAGCCAGCAGACCGAGCAGGAACGGCAGGCCAAGCAGACGAAGGATCTTGCGGACAGCAAAGCGGCCCTGGCCGCATCGCAGGCAGAGGTCGAGCAGCTGCGGCGCGACAAGTATGTGTTGAGCAAGGGCTTAGCCGGAGAGGATGCCGAGTTTATCGCGTTCAAGGCCTCGAAGATGGTCAATGACAAGACCACGTTTGAACAAGCTGTCGACGAGCTTACAGCGAATCGAAAGAAGGCGACGTTCGACTGGACAGCACCGGCAGGCGGTGGAACCAAAGAAACAAACATGAACAGCACGATGAACGCCCTGATTCGGGGCGCTCTGAAATAACGAAGGGAGAATCATATGCCGAATATTATTGACAGAAATGCACTTTCCGGTCTTATTCCGGAACCTGTAACCCGCGAGATCATGCAGGGCGCTATCGCGGAATCCGCAGTCCTGCGCATGGGTAAGCGACTGGCGAATATGTCCAGCAAGACGCAGACCATCAACGTCCTGGACGCGCTGCCCTCTGCGTACTTCGTCAACGGCGAAGCAACTGATACCGGAGCCGGTGAAGCTTTCAAGCAGACCACGAAGATGGCGTGGGACAAGAAGAAAATCTATGCCGAGGAAATCGCGGTTATTGTCCCCATCCCCGAATCAGCACTGGATGACGCAGATTATGACATCTGGGGCGAGGTAAGGCCTAGACTGACCGAGGCTTTCGGCAAGGTAATTGACGCTGCCATCCTGTTTGGCACGAACAAGCCCACCACGTGGCGCGATGGCGTTGTGCCCTCTGCCATTGCTGCTGGAAACGGCGTACCCGTCGGCACAAGCGTCTTTGACGACATCATGGGCGAGAACGGCCTGATCGCGAAGGTCGAGCTTGACGGCTTCAATCCGAACGGCGTTATGTCCGCGATCCAGATGCGCGGAAAGCTTCGCGGCTTGAAAGACACGACCGGCCAGCCCATCTTCAAGTCCGATATGCAGGGCGCGACCCGCTATGGCCTTGACGGCATGGATATGTACTTCCCGATGAACGGTGCATTTGACCCGTCTCGGGCGCAGATGATCGTCGGCGACTGGTCGCAGTTGGTCTATGCAATCCGTCAGGACATGACGTTCAAGATCTTCACCGAGGGCGTCATTCAGGATCCGACCACGAAGGCCATCACGTATAACCTCATGCAGAACGACATGGTTGCGCTGCGTGCGGTCATGCGGCTTGGCTGGGAAATCGCGAACCCGGTAAACGCGTATAACGTTGATATTGCCAATCCGTTCCCGTTCTCGGTCTACGGCAAGGCTGGAACGGTCTCCACTGTGACTGTCTCCCCGGCAACCGCGACCGTGGCGAAGGGCGCAAGCAAAGCATTTTCCGCCTCTGTTGCGGGTGAAGGCATTGTAAGTGGCGACGTCGAGTGGAGCCAGAGCGGCGCAAAGTCGTCTATCACGGAAGGCGGCGTGCTGAAGGTCGCGTCCAATGAGACGTCCACGAGCATTACCGTCACTGCAAAGTCGAAGCAGGACAGCACCAAGACCGGCACGGCTACCGTCACGGTCGGTTCGTAAAAAATGAAAGGAGCTGGTACGAATGATTTATGCCGACTATGAATTTTACTCCGGCTGCTACTACGGCAGCATCAATGAGGAGGATTTCCAGCGTCTGGTCGTCCGCGCCAGCTCCTTCCTCGATTATTACACGCAGAACCGAGTAAAAGACTACGCGGATCTCGAAGCCGTTAAAATGTGCTGCTGCGCTCTGGTCGATCAGTATATGCTGATCGACACAGCGCAGGAGCTTGCCAGAAAGAATGTGTCCGCCGGGCTTGCATCTGACGAAGGAGAATTGCAGAGCGAGACTGTAGGCGGCTATTCCCGGACACTTCGCAGCGGCGGCGATTCTTCCGTAGCTGCATTGAAGGCGGCTTCGGAGGCAAAGAATGCCCTTGCAAGCGTAGCGCGTGAATATCTAGCCCATACCGGGCTTCTCTACAGAGGCAGGTGTTTTTCATGTACGCCCCACACACTGTAACCATCTACAACGTCACGCAGGAGCAGGATCCGGAAACGTTCAAAGATACGCAAAAAATCCATATCACTGTAATTCGCGGGGTAATGCTCCAAGCGTCAAAAGCGGCTAACGTCCGCGCGAGCGGGCTTGAAGGAGCAGATGCGGTGAATCTGTACATTCCGTTCTCTGCGGCTGCTGTAGACGGCGTGACGGGCGCAGAAAAGCGCTACGTCGGCCCGCAGGAGTTCTGGCGTGCAACTGATAAAAGCAAAATCTGGACGCTATCTACGGACGGTAACGGCGGCACAACATTCTTTGTGAAGGGCGAAGTAGTCGAGCCGGACAAGACGGAAGAACAGATCGAGATGCTGTACGATGATGTGTACAAAGTGACAAAGGTGGACATGAAGGACTTCGGCAGTCCCTCTATGCAGCACTGGCAGGTCGGAGGCTCGTAATGCTGAAATTCAGCGTAAAGGCAGACGGATTTGACGCGCTGCAGGAAAAGCTCGCGCAGGCCTGCACCAAAGCAGAGCATATTGTTGCAACGCAGGTGCGGAAGGACACAAGCCCATATGTGCCGTTCCTGACGGGCTCTCTCGACCAGAGAACAATGGTGGACGGTAATGCGATCATCTATCCGGGACCGTATGCACGGTTTTTGTATTACGGGAAAGTTATGGTTGACCCGGAGACGGGCAGCACATACGCACCGAAGGGTGGGACGAAGGTTCTGACAGACAAAAACCTTGTGTTCACGACATCCGGACACGCGCAGGCACAATCGCACTGGTTCGAGGCTTCAAAGGCTGAGAACCTTGATAAATGGATCCGCGTTGCGGACAAGGCGGTGAAACATGGACTCTGAAAAACAGAAAAAGTTGGTGTCAGCGGAAGAAGAACAGGATATCGCCCGAAAGATGATGGTCTGGGCGAACTCCTTTTCTGACGACGATATGCCAGCCGCGACGATCAACTATGAATTTCTCGCCGCAGATTCCGCGAGCATGGCGCTTTCTGCTATTCAGGGCGCGTACATCACACGGAAATACCTGCTTGGCGGGCATGAAGCAGAATACCAATTTAAGATCATCGCCCGTATCATCCCCGGCAGCAGCAACGATAAGCGCCTAAAATGCGACGCCATGCTGAACCGCTTCGGAGACTGGGCTATGCAAAATTATCCGTCTTTGGGCGATGGCATGCGCGTCCGGAGCGTGGAAGCGTCCAGCCGTGCGGCTCTGTTCGCCCGGTACGATGACGGAACAGAAGACCATCAGATACTTATGAAACTGACATATGAGGTGATTTAATTATGGCAGACATGACCTTTAATACCACTGCTGGCCAGACCATTGACCGCGAATTGCTGATCGCATACCTGAATACCGGCGAGTCGTCTACGCCTGTCTGGTCTCCGTTCGGCAAGCGCGTCACGGATTCCAGCATGGAGTACGATTGGCAGGAGGATTCCAGTAAGGATATCCTCGGCACTACAAGAACCACCATGAAGAAGCCCATCATCACGCAGAGCTTTGACCCGTGCGAGCTGGACGCAGGCGACGCGGCGCTTGTCAAGCTGTGGAACCTGGCTGTCAAAGACCAGGATGCAGCGGCGCTGGCGAATCAGGACGTTCTCATCGTTCATTTTTACGCAGGCACGGCCAAGACGGCAGTCTTTGCGGAGCGTTACGACGGCACAATGGTCAAGCCCGCGAGCCTCGGCGGCGAGGGCGGCGGTTTCGTCGGTATGCCGTTCGACGTGACGCTGGGCGGCACGCGCACGACCGGAACGGCTGCGGTCGGCAGCAACGGTGCAGTTACATTCACGGCTGATTCTGCGGCGTAAGGAGGGACACTAAATGGCAGATATCAGATTTGATACTGGTGTACAGTCCTTCCAAATTAACGGCGGCGTAAGTGTAGAGTTCAACCCTACGGACAGTGAATTTGCGAAAAAGCTGTTTTCGCTGTTCGAAGAGTTGGAATCCAGACAGCATGAATACGCAAAACGCGCCGAAAACGAGACGGACCCGAAAAAAATTCTCGATTTGGCAGATCAGTTCGACAAGGAGATTCGCGAAAAAATCGATGGAATTTTTGGAAAGCCGATTTGTACTGAAGTGTTCAGGACAAACGTAATGGCGCTTGCAAATGGTCTGCCGGTATGGGCGAATCTTATGCTTGCTGTCATCGACGAGATGGACGCTGGTTTCGATCTCGAAAAAACCAGACTAAGCCCAAGAGTAAAACAGTACACGGACAGATGGGCGAAAAGAAAGCGCTGATCTACGCGCTCCCGACGTCAGCTGAGGTAAACGGCAAAACATATCAGATTGAATCAGATTATAGAGCGGTGCTGGATATCCTCGCCGCTCTTTCTGATAAAGATTTGACGGAAGAGGAGCGCACCATTGCTGCCCTTGAGATATTCTACCCTGACTTTGACGATATTCCGCTTTCAGATTATGAGGAAGCACTGCGGAAATGTTTCAGGTTTATTGACTACGAGCAAGACAAAAAGGAGCAAAAAAAGCAGCCGACGTTGATGTCGTGGGAGCAGGACTTTGCGATGATTGTCGCGCCCATCAACAGAATTGCAGGATGTGAAATCCGCGCATTGGAATATCTGCACTGGTATACGTTTTTATCCTATTATCAGGAAATTGGAGACTGCCTGTTTGCCCATGTGGTAAGTATCCGGGACAAGAAATCTCACGGGAAGCCTCTTGACAAGCAGGAACGAGAGTTTTACAGGCGAAACCGTGAAATTATTGATTTGAAAACGAATTACACAGACGCAGAAAAGGATATTCTGGCAGCGTGGGGTGTCTCAAAATAAGGTGGTGAGAAAATGGCAGATGGGAAAATCGTTGTGCAGGCGGAAGTTGATGCGAAAAAAGCACAGCGGGAGCTTGATAAACTTACAGCGAGAATTGACAAGCTGGAAACTGACCTGAAAAAGAGCAGCGGCGAGCAAAGCGGGATCAAGGCACAGCTTGACGCGGCAAAGGAATCCGCAAAACAGGCAGAAACTGCGTTGAAATCGTTGCGTGCAGAATCTGAGCGGCTGCGGCAGGTCACATCCGGCGAGGTGTCTGCATCGCCTGATGCGTATATTTCTGCATACAGTCGGCAATCCGAAGTTGCTGCACAGATTAAGGAACAGGAAGCGCGTCTGAAAGAGCAAGACAAGATCGTTGAGAGCTTGGACGGCAAGTACGCAAAAATTACGGACAAGGTAATGGAGCAGACCTCCGCGCTGGACGCGGCGAAGACACGCGCAGGAGATCTTACGCGAGAGATTACAAACGCAAGCGGCGCGTCCGAACGGATGGAGCTTGCCGCAAAAAATGTTTCCGACAGCATGAACACGTTCAGCAAGCGTGTTTCCGGGCTTTTTAAGCGTGTCCTGGTGTTCTCTCTGATTACTAGAGCGCTGCAAAGCCTGCGGACATGGCTCGGGAAAACAATCATGCAGAACGAGGAGGCGCGTGCAGCGGTTGCGCGGCTTAAGGCGGCGTTTTTGACGCTGGCTCAGCCGATTCTTCAAGTCGTGATCCCCGTTTTTGTGAGGCTTGTGGACATTCTGACACAGGTTGTTACAGCTATCGCAAAGTTTTTCGGCATGCTGTCCGGCAAAAGCTGGGGCGCGCAGGTCGCAGCGGCAAAAGGGCTGAATGCGGAAAAAGAAGCAATCGAGGGGGTAGGCTCCGCAGCTGAAGACGCCAGCAAGAGCATGGCGAGCTTCGACGAGATCAACCAGATTACCAGCAATCAGGCATCTGGAGGCGGTGGCGGCGCGGGCGGGGCGGCGTCTACGGATATCGCGCCGGATTTTTCAAACCTCGACATGGCGGAGGATAAACTCCACGATATTCTCGGCCTAGTAGGTGCGATTGCAGCCGGGCTGCTCGCTTGGAAAATTGCAAGCATGTTTACAAACGATTTGAGCAAGATTGCCGGGATCGCGCTTGCAGCAGCTGGTGCGTTTGCACTTGTGTATTTCTGGCTAGACGCGTGGAAGAACGGGATTGATTTACAAAATTTCCTCGGAATGCTTGCGGGGCTTGCCGCGCTTGCTGCCGGACTTGCAATCGCATTTGGCCCGATAGCAGCAGGCATTGCGCTTGTTGTGGGCGGTCTTGCTATGCTTGTTGTCGGAATCAAGGATGTCATTGAAAATGGATTTAATTTAGTAAATACGCTTACGATCATCGCGGGGCTACTTGCCGCCGGTATCGGCATTTCGCTTCTGACGGGTAGCTGGATTCCACTCCTGATTGCGGGATTTGTTGCCGCTCTGGTTGCACTTGTTTCCTTTACCGGACATGGCGAAGAACTCATCGAAGGCCTGAAAAATATCATAGACGGATTCGGGAAATTCTTTAAGGGCGTGTTTACGGGAGACTTAAAGCTTGCCGCAGAAGGCGCGAAACAAATTTGGGAAGGGCTTAAGCAGACGTGGAACGCGATTGTAAACTCCATCAAAGACGCTTGGAGCGCATTTATTACATGGCTGCAGGGCAAGAACCCGGCACTTGCTGCGATTTTTGAAACAATCGGAAAGCTGTTCTCCGACCAGTACAACGCATGGAAAAAGATCCTCAGTGGCCTTATTACTTTCCTGACCGGCGTATTCACCGGAGACTGGAAGAAAGCATGGAACGGCGTCCTAGATATTCTGAAAGGCGTTTGGAATCTCATTGTCGGTACGGTCGAAGGCGCGATTAACTTCATCATTGACGGAATTAACCTTTTGATTTCCGCTTTGAACAAAATCCACTTTGAAGTTCCAGATTGGGTTCCGCTTGTTGGCGGAAAATCATTTGGCATCAATATCACGCCTGTTTCCCGTGTATCGCTGCCCCGCCTAGCCTCTGGCGCGGTCATCCCGCCGAACCGGGAGTTTATGGCTGTGCTGGGAGACCAGAAAAGCGGAACGAATATCGAAACGCCGCTTGCCACAATGGTGCAGGCTTTCAAGCAGGCCATGAACGAGACGGGCGGCATGGGAGGCCGGAGCATTACAGTCGTGATGCAGGTCGATAAGCGCGAGTTTGCCCGCGCGGTATATCAGGCGAACAACGACGAGACGCAGCGCGTTGGCGTTCGTCTGGCGGGGGTGAGAACATGACAAGCGTATTGAGCCTTGATGGGAAAGCGTATCCAAATCTGCACGTCGTGAGTCTGAAACGTTCGTTTTCCGTGCTCGACGGCGACAATGCCGGGCGCGTGATGACTGGCGCAATGACGCGCGACATCATCGGCACCTATTACAATTACAGCCTGGAAATTGATTCAGTGACATCGAACCCCGAGGAATACGACGAGTTTTATGAAACGATCTCCGCACCGGCAGACAGCCACGTACTGACAGTCCCCTATGCGCAGACGACCATGACGTTCGACGCGTATGTTGCAAATGGCGACGACGAGCTGGCGTCCAGCTATGCCGGGAAAAACAGCTGGCAGAACCTGACCGTCAATTTCGTTGCCATGAAACCGAAGAGGACCCCGGCATGAGCGTAAGAGTGGTATATGAAGACGTCGCGGTCGGCGCAGCAGATGCGTCGACGGTAACGACGACGGCGAAGAAAGACTTTGCGAACCCTGCCCTGCTCCCCTACGGCACGGACGCCGGGCTGCTGGCGTCCTGCGAGCAGAACCAGTGGGTCCTAGACGGGACGCGCGTCTTGCTCGGGAACCAGCGGGCCGCATTCTGGTCCGCGGTGCAAAGCAACGACGACTGCACGTTTGACGCAGCGCCGACGATCACGATCTCCCTGAATGGTCAGTTCTCCTCCCCGGGCATTTTCTTCTACTTCGACGGATCGGAGGGTGACTACTGCAGCGAGATTGTCCTGATGTGGTACAACGGCGAAGAACAGCTTGCGAGCAAGACCTTCACGCCGAACTCGTACAAGTATTTCTGCGAGCAGCAGGTCGACTTATACAACAAGCTCGTCGTGCAGATCAATAAGACCCACCTGCCGAACCACTACGCGAAGATCTCGCAGATCTTCTTCGGAATCGTCCGGGAGTTCGAGCGGAGAGAGCTGCGCTCCGTCCGGGTCACGGAGGGCATGAACATCATTTCAGAAGATCTGGAGATCAACACACTCGACTTCTCGCTGGACAGCGCGGACGATATCGACTACGTCTTCCAGCAGAAGCAGCCCGTCAGCGCGTATGACTCAGACCACCTGATCGGCGTGTTTTATATCGAATCGTCCTCCCGGAAAAGCGTGAGCGTCTATGATATTTCCTGCATCGACGCCCTCGGCGTCATAGATAGCGAGCCGTTTGCGGCTGCGATCTATTCCGGCGCGTCCGCAAAGACGCTGATACAGACGATCCTTGCCGGGCACTTCACACTGGAATACGACTCCGCGCTGGATGACGCGAAGGTCACGGGCTACATCCCGGACTGCACGAAGCGCGAGGCGCTGCAGCAGATCGCATTTGCCATCTGCGCCACCATCGACACCAGCGGCACGCGCGGGATCAAGGTGCGCAAGCTCGCGGCGGACGAGGCGGCGGAGATCCCGCTTGACCGACTCTATACCGGCGGCAGCGTGGAAACATCTTCCCCAGTGACGGAGGTGCGCGTGACGGCGCATGCGTACAAAACGACCGGCAGCGGCGACAGCGTGGAGGTCGACGGCACGACGTATTACCACACGACCACTGTCACGACGAAGACTAATCCGAAGGTCACGGCCACGACGAAGCCAAACGTCGTTGAGGTCAGGGACGCCACGCTGGTCAACAGCAGCAACGTCGCCGCGGTCACCCAGCACGTCTACGACTATTACATGCGCCGTCAGACCCACAGCGTGCGGATCGTCATGGACGGCGAGACCCCCGGCGATTACGTCAAAACGACGACGCCGTGGGGCAGCACGATCACCGGCACGATTACCAGCATGGGTATCTTGCTCAGCGGGATCGCGGCGGCGGAGTGTGAAATTGTAGGATCCTGAGAAACGGAGGTGCATCCTATGGTTCAGGGTGATGCCTATAACATCGATATTTCCATCACGAACAACGGCGAAGCGCTCGAGATCAACGATATCGAGACCGTCGAGGTCTCGCTTCTGTACCTGCAGAAGAAATACCCAGGCGAAGTCGAATACAAGGACGGGAAGTTCCGCTTCCCGCTGACGCAGCAGGAGACATTCAAGCTCCCGAAGACCTGCCAGATGCAGGTGCGTGTGAAATTTACCTCGGGGGACGTCATCGGCTCCCCGATCCAGCAGATCGACGTTCTACACGCGCTGTCAAAGGTGGTGCTGTAATGGTTCCAGTGACGCCGGTCACGTTTGAGCTGGCCGGAGATCGCGCGCTGCGCTTTGACACCGGCGGAGGCAGCGACGTCTCCTTCGGCTTCTCGGCCTCCATATCCGCCGGGGGTGCCAAACCTTACACCGGGGCATACGAGGTCACGCCCAAGATCTATGAGGCGGTCTCGCTGGAAACGAAGGACCGCTTCCTGAAAGACAATGTAACCGTCAAGAAGATCCCCCAGTATATTGTCTCGAACGATGCGGGGGGTGCAACACTCATTATGGGAGATGAATATTATGGCTAATCAATATGTAAACAAGGTTATCGTTGGTACTGAAGTTAAGCTCGACCTTACTCAGGACGATATCACTCCTGATAAGCTGGCTGAGGGCATTAAAGCCCATGACAAATCTGGCGCACCTATCGTTGGTACCAGTACAAAGGATGCTGACACCAGCGATGCAACTGCCGTTGCTGCAGAAATTCTGAAGGATAAGACAGCATATGTGGCAGGCTCCAAGCCGACTGGTACAATGCCTAATAACGGGGCAAAGCACCTGAAAATCACCAATAAGGACACTCCTGTGCCTATTCCGATGGGCTTCCATGACGGTTCTGGTGATGCTTCTATCGACGCTGATGAGGCTGCAAAGCTGATTCCGGCCAACATTCGTGAGGGTATCACGGTGCTTGGTGTTGAAGGTACTATGTCTGGTTCTGAAGGCGTAAAGCCTCAGGCGAAGACGGTTACTCCGACATTCGCACAGCAGGAAGTTACACCTGACAGTCCTGATTACAATTATCTGTCTTCTGTGACGGTTGCTGCAATTCCTGTCACCTACACCGATAACGCTCAGGGAGGCCAGACACTGAAAGTAGGTGCTTGATCGTGGCAGTCAACAAGGTTGAGATTAACGGCGAAGTAAAGCTTGATCTGACACAGGACACCGTTACGGCAGCGAAGCTTGCACAAGGCGAGACTGCGCATGACGCGAGTGGCAAGCGCATCACCGGCACCATGACTGTCCCGCAACTACAGATTGTCGTGACGGTATCTGCTGGTGCGACCGTCACGGCTACAAAAGGAAGCCTGTCTGTGAGCGGCACATCGGTCAATGGAATGTGCACGCTTACCGTGCCGGAAACCGGCACATGGAGCGTATCTGCCACGCTGGGCGGACAAATGTCCAACACAAAAACCGTATCCATCACGAACAGCTACGAGGTGACACTCTCTTTTGTTTCGTCTACGCTCAACAATAACGAATGGAGCGTTATCAAGTCCGTTTCCGACGCGGGACAGGGCGCAAACTATTGGAGCATTGGCGACCGAAAGGCGGTCACGCTTAACGGCACGGTCGGCGCGCTGACGTTATCTAATTACACGACCTACGCATTTATCATTGGGTTTAACCATAACGCAAGCGTCGAGGGCGCAAACCGCATCCATTTTCAGCTTGCAAAGACCGCGCTCTCCGGCGGTACGGACGTGTGTTTCTGCGATAATCAATATGGCCCGGATAGCGGATGGTCGTCCCCGGGTGCGGGCTATTTCGTTATGAACGCGAGCAACACCAACTCCGGCGGATGGAAAAGCTCGCAAATGCGTACAAACATTTGCGGGACGAGCCTCTCGAGCTATTCCGGGACGATTATCGCAGTCATTCCGGCGGCGCTCCGTGCCGTCCTCAAGTCCGTTACCAAGTACACGGACAACACCGGCGGCGGAAGTACGGCGGCGAGCGCGGTCACGGCAACGACGGATTACTTTTTCCTCCTCTCGGAGTACGAGGTTTTCGGCAGCATTTCCTACGCGAATAGCAACGAGTCGAGCAAACAAGCGCAGTACGCCTATTATTCCGCCGGGAATAGCAAAATCAAGTACAAGCACAACGGCACGCGTACCGCCGCTCGTTGGTGGCTCCGTTCTCCGCGTGCGAGCATCTCCGGCATTTTCGTGTTTGTGGGCACCGGCGGGTCAGTCTACCACGACTACGCGTCCTATTCCATCGGCTTCGCGCCCGGCTTTTGCGTATGAGGAGAAGCGCATGGAGTATATCGTGTATAAGCGGTTCCGTGGGCATGGCATCGATGGGGAATTTAATCTCCGGTACGGAACTGTGGTATCGGAGATCGCGGGGTTTCTGTTTGCAGCAGACGGCAGACGGATATGCGCCATAACGTCTGAAAACGGGAGGGAGCATTTCAGGCCGAACACGCAAGAAGGTGCCGAGCGGCAGAAAATGCTGAGCGATTTGTACCGATGGTATGCAAAGCATGGATGCGGAGAAGATTTTGCGGATGAAAAATGGCCGGGTCAGGAAAACGGGTATTGGAAAAACCGGCTGCGTACCGCAAGCACAAGCCGGCTGAAACAAATATACGCGGAAAAGATCGGAGGAAAGCATGTATATCGTCACAAGAGAAGGAACGTTTGACGGATACGCAGACAGTGTAATCCCGATCAAACTGCACCAGAACGGGTGCTATGTGCCATGCGAGGAAAGCGAAGCAGATGGATTTTGCGCAAAAAAAGCCATCCTGCAGACGGACGAGGATGGGAACAAATACAGGGCGCTGTATGATACAGTGTACCGGCTGGAAGGGCGTACGCTAAAAGGCAGTGAGCCGGTCGGCACCTACGAACAGCATGGTGCAGCCGTCCCGCTTACCGAGGCGGAAGCCGCGCTTGTAGAACTGGAGGCAGTCTATGACGCAGGCTAAATTGGAAAAGCTCAAAACTGCTATCAAGGATGGTAAGCTCGTGCAGGCCGCAGGCGGCATCACGGAGGACGTGACGCAATCGGACAAGCTGGGCTACGACTGGCGGAACATTTACGTCAACAAGATCTTGGTGCGGCAGGTGTACGTCGAGCAGGAAGTCAAAGCCGGCACGGTAGACAACCCCATCGTGTGGGCTTCTGGCATGGCCCTCATCCAGAACGCTTACTACACGCACAACGGAGAGATTAAGGTCTGGATGGGCGCGGTAGGCGCAGTTGCGGATTGGTCGAGCAACGATTTTGTTACAGTTTAATCATACCTAGTAGATAACTCTCTAAGAGTTTCTAATATTGAGCCGACGGGCGTTAAGGAGCTTCTATGAGTACGATTATTGACACCCTAATCACCGACCGAACGGCAGCGGACGTCGCAAGCGTGCACGAGTTGGCTGTGAAGGGCTACGCGGGCATGACGGCGGCGGAGCTGGCGGAGTGGCTGGCGGGGATGAAGGGCGCATACAACGCCGTTGACCTCAACCGCGTCGGGACTGCGCTGAACTACCTCCGCGACCGCCTGACCGGCGTCTGCGGCAGGGATATCACGTGGCAGGCGAAGACAGATTGGGCTATGACGGACGTTATAACAGCCGCACAGGGCAGCGCATACCACGACCAGATCGGCGACGTCCGCGCCGCGCTCACCTACCCCGCAAATGCCCCGGATGTGCCGGAGATCGCGTTGCTGACGTATGCGGGCGCAAACGATATCGAACGCATCCTGACCATCTGCGAGACGCTGGTCGACAATGTGATAAATGCGTTTCGCTACACCGGCGCGGCGGAGTGCGCCGCGGGAGGATTACTATGACAGACAGACAACCGACACAGGTACTGGCGAACGGGGCCATCCGCTATGGCATCTACCGCGCGGATGGCACGCTCGACCACTATGAATATCTCCGGCGCGAGGACGCGCCGACCGTCGAGGGAACGCCTCTCAGCAAGGCAAATCTTCTCTCGGACGCCACAGCTTCGAAGCTCTGGCCCGGCAGCAACAAACCGGAGGACCCAACTGTCAACCAGGCATTTGAAAAGCTATCGAAGGGTATGCACCTCATCGGCGATATCGAGCTGACGTCCCGTGAAGCACCGTCTTCCGCGTGGTTGCCCTGTGATGGACGCTACATTTCGCAAGCTGATTACCCTGAGCTGTTCAGCATTTTGCGTGTGACTGCAAGTCAAGGCAACTGGGACACACAGGTTGTGGACACTAATAGCAAGCCTGACGCTGCGGGAGATATTATTTCGTACGCAAATAGTACTTGGTTTCGAACAAGAGTGCAGTGCGTAAGTCAGAAGGAGTTCTATACTGCTAAAATGTGGTACTCGAGTGATGACATGAATTCGTGGCATAAGATATCTGTTGCGAATAATGTGCATCAACTTACGCCTGTACACTACTATGAGAATAAATACGTATGCATCGCTATTAAGTATGTTCCATACAGTAGCGGTATTCGTGCGCACTACACAGGCTATATCTACTATGCGAGCCAGCCTGCTGGACCGTGGACCATCGGAGGTGCGGTACAACAGGAGATAGATTCATTTGTACCTGGCGATAGTGCTGAGGACATTATCACAGATGGCACGAAATACTATCTGGTAAAGAAAGAGCAGTACGGTATGACCTCGTCTTTAAGCTTATTTCCTCCAGCATGGCAGACAAGCGATTTCGGAGGTGGAACATCTTCGGGCTCTGATTCAAACACTGTAGAAAATATTGCATATAACGAGGCTGATGGTTACTTCTACGGCGCAAAGGGCACACACGAATATTCGAGTGCCAATCAGTTAGCTCGAACGCGTACTCCAGACGACTATAACTCCTGGCAGGTGATATACTCTGAGCAAGGCGACTACATCGGTATTGCAGTTGAAGGAAATTTAATTCTAGCTCTCGGAAAGGGTACAGCGCCACGCAATTATGTGTACTCAGTTGATGGGGGTAAAACGTTCAAGACAGCGTCCCTTACTACCAAGCCGAACGTGAGCCCCCAGCGTGATTGGGTAAAAATTATTGGTGGAATTGCTGTACTATCTACGCGAACAGTTGTACAGGAGGCTGACAGTGCTCCTAAATTACTGTACACAGACGATCTGACTCAAGGATTTTTATCCATTGATGCACCGACAGATGTTAATACTTTTGCAGGTAACGGTTCTGGCTTAATCGTTGGTGCATTAAAATCGCAAGGAGCCTCTAGCGTCAACATCTACAGAGATTTTACTTATGATGCTAAGAAAATCCCAACGATCACTCCGGATAGCCGCAGTCATGCCTACATCAAGGCCGTGGAGGAATGAGCCATGCGGGACAGAAAAGGGACGAACGATCTGGCGAACGGCGCGGTCTGCTACGGGGCCTATGACGCGGCGGGGAATCTGCTGCGGCAGGTCTGGCTCCGGCTGGAGGACGAACCGCTGGCCGAGGAAACGCCACTCGTCAAGGCGAATCTGCTGACCGACGAGACTGCCGCCCTCCTCTGGACGGCGGACGACGCCCCGGCGGATCCGACCGTCAACGACGCGCTGGACAAGCTCTCCACGCCGCAGTACAAGATCGGCGATCTGCTCGTCACCGTGCGGGAGCTGGCCGCCCCGTGGCACGCCTGCGACGGCTCGACCTTCTCGCAGACGGACTACCCGGAGCTTTATACCCAGCTCGGCGGCGATACGCTGCCAAACGTCAGCTATTCCGACGATACGGTCACTTATATTAAAATGGCAAACGACTGACCGCCGGGAAATACATAAAAGAGGTAAAAACATGGATGCTGGAACCATCACGATCATCTGCGCCGTCCTCGGCTCGTCCGCGCTGACGGCGGTCGTCAATGCCGTCGTCAGCGCAATACAGAAAAAGCGCGGCAAGGCCACAACGCAGGAGGAGCGTCTTACAGAGATCAACAAAAAGCTCGGGAAAATGCAGGAGCATCAGGACGAGCAGTATCTGGCGATCCTCCGGCTGACCATCATGTCGGAAGAAATGCCAATGGCAGAGCGCCTGATCGCCGGGCAGAAATACGTCAAACTGGGCGGAAACGGCGATGTAAAAAAGTTTTTGCACCAGCTGGAGGCGCAGTGCGAACATAGCAGTGCACAATAAATTGGGAGGCAGATATGCGGGTAAAAGGCAAGTGGAGCAAGGGCGAAATGGCGCGAACCATTGTTGTATATCTGCTCCAGCTCATCACGACGGTAATTGTCTGGGCCTGCGCGCTGAAAACCGTCGCCGTCCTAATTGCAGTCATCCGCAGCCCGGAGCTCGGCGCGACGGTCGACCTGTCCGACGTACTCGGCTTTACCGGCTGGGCAACCATCACAGAGCTTGGCCTGCTTGCCTTCAAGCGGGTTTTTGCAAAGAAAAATGAAACAGTCGAATAGCGAAAGGAGTAATTACTTATGGACTACACGCAAATCATCTCGGCAGTGATCGCGCTCATCAGCGCACTCGTCTCGGCATTTCTGATCCCGTGGCTCAAAACGAAAATCGACGCGGACAAGCTGCAAACGCTCCGCACTTACGTTGAGATCGGCGTAAAGGCGGCAGAGCAGCTATACACCGCGACGGACGGCGCGGCGAAAAAGGCGTATGTTGTGAACTTCCTCGCCGAGAAGGGCATTCAATTTGATGTGGAAACGATCGATAAGCTGATCGAGGCCGCCGTGCTGCAGCTGCACCACGAGTTGTACGGGAGTGAGCGGGCATGAGTATCATGAAAGCCTCCGAGCTCGTCAGGCGGCACATCGACGTTGCAAAGAATTACAAAACCGTGTACATGTGGGGCTGCTTCGGCTCTCCGGTCACGGATGGGATCATCACTGAGAAGGCAAAGCAATACCCGGACTGGTACGACGCCGCAAAGCAGGCCAGATTCCGCGGGCTGATCGGAAAGGGCTACTTTGGCTTTGACTGCGTGAATCTCACGAAGGGGATCCTGTGGGGCTGGAACGGCAACAAAAACGCCTACCACGGAGGCGCCCGCTACGCCGGCAACGCCGTCCCGGACGTCTCCGCCGACGGCATGATTGCCAAGTGCAAGGATGTATCCGCATCCGGCTGGGACAAGCTCGTCCCAGGCGAAGGCCTGTGGATGCCCGGGCACTGGGGCCTGTACATCGGAGACGGCCTTGCGGTCGAATGCACGCCGATCTGGGACAATGGCGTGCAGATTACATGCGTCGGCAACATCGGCCTCAAGGGCGGCTACAACAGCCGTGTGTGGAAGAAGCACGGAAAGCTCCCGTGGGTAGAGTACGATACGGAAACGGTCGACAGGGCCGTCGAGGACGCAAAGGCAACGATCAAGGCTAAGGCCGGGCTTGCGGACGGCACGATCGACTATCTGGCGGCGTACAAGTACGGCGCAGATCTTCTTAAGAAGCTGGCAGCAGCAATGAAGTAAGGAGGCGGCGCTATGTCTCCGCAAGCACGGTATAAACTTCCTCCGGAGCTGGACGGCCTGACGCGGCAAGGCATGGAAACCGTGATCTATCAGGCCAATCTTGGACGGGAGAATTCGCAAATCGCGCAGCTTTATTTCGTGGATAAGCTCCCGCAAGTGGACGTTGCAACAGAATTGTATCTTGGCCGCGCCACCGTTCAGCGCCGCCTTCCGGAGATCATGGCGCGGATGAAGTCTGCGTCCGGAAGCCTCCCAAACTGAGCAGAACTGATGCACAACTGAGGCAAAACTGAGGCACATCAAAACATAAAAAAGCCCATACTGGACACATCAAAGGAGTGTTCGGTATGGGCTTTTCTTATTTTAATCCGAACCCTGCCGGGCAGAAGGTCGGGGACTGCACCGTCCGGGCTATCGCAAAGGCGACCGGGAAGAGCTGGGACGAGGTGTATATCGGCCTGTGCCTGCAGGGGCTCATCATGGGCGATCTGCCGAGCGCAAACAGTGTGTGGAGCGCTTACCTCCGGCAGCAGGGCTTTGCACGAAACGTGATCCCGAACACGTGCCCGGACTGCTATACCGTCGCGGATTTCTGCGCAGATCATCCGCGTGGGGTGTACGTGCTGGCGTTATCAAGCCACGTTGTGTGCGTGGAAGATGGGACGTATTTTGACACGTGGGATTCTGGGAATGAAATTCCACTGTTCTATTGGGCAAAGGAGGATAAATGATGTTTGGACAACAGCCGTATGTGTATCAGCAGCCTATTTATAATCAGCCAATTGGTCAGCCAATGCAGGAGCCAATGATGCGCCCACAGTATCAGCCTGCGCCGCAGATGCAGCAATACCAGCCGCAGCCACAGCAGACGCAGAATCAGTCGATCATCTGGATTCCGAACGAACAGGCCGCAAACGACTTTATCGTCGCGCCCAACAACGCGGTAACGCTTTGGGATATGAACGCGCCGGTCGTGTACGTCAAAAAGGCCGACGCAAGCGGAAAGCCGACCATGACGACCTACGACCTTGTGGAGCGCGCACAGGCCGTTACAACGCCCACAGCGGCGCGAAAAGACATGATGGAGGAATACGTGACGCGCAAGGAGTTTGACGAGCTTGTGGCGAAGCTGGCCGCTCCAAGCGTCAGACCGCGAAAGATGAAGGAGGCGGGCAATGAACCCACTGTTTAACGCGCTCGGCGGCGAGCAAATGCCAGGCCAGATGGGGCAATTTCAAAATATGGTGCAGCAGTTCCGGCAGTTTCAGAACAGCTTTCATGGTGATCCAAAAGCAGAGGTCGAAAAGCTGGTGCAAAGCGGGAAGATATCACAGCAGCAGTTAAATCAGCTGCAGCAGGTGGCTGGGCAGTTCAGACAGCTGCTCGGATAACAGATTTCAATTCGTGGCCACGATTGAGATAAATATTTTGAATCTACGAAAGGAATGAAAAATATGAGTTTGAATGACGGCTCTCCGACTATGACGATGCCCGTTGCGCCTACCGGTATGACAGGCGGCGGATGGGGCGGCTTTGGCGGTGATAATGGCTGGTGGATCATCATCCTGTTCCTTGCCATTTTCTGCGGCTGGGGCGGCAATGGAAACGGATTCGGCAACAACGGCAGAAATTCCGGCGGTGTTGTAGACGGCTATGTGCTGGCCTCTGACTTCTCCAACATCGAGCGCAAGCTTGACAACGTAAACAACGGTATCTGTGATGGCTTCTACGCCATGAATACGGGCATGCTCAACGGCTTTGCAGGTGTGACGCAGGCTGTGACTTCCGGCTTCTCGCAGGCCGAGCTTTCCCGCTGCAACCAGCAGGCCGCGCTTATGCAGCAGCTGAACAACATGGCGATGCAGGCGCAGGAGTGCTGCTGCGAAAACCGCGCGGCAATCGCCCAGGTGCGCTACGACATGGCGACGCAGGCATGTGACACCCGCAACACCGTGCAGAACACCACGCGCGACATCATCGACGCGATGAACTGCGGCTTCCGCAGCATCGACCAGCGCCTGACCGCACAGGAGCTGGCTGCAAAGGATGCCAAGATCGCCGAGCAGGGCCAGCAGCTCTTTGTTGCGCAGCTTGCGGCAAGCCAGAACGCACAGACGCTCGATCTGCGTAACTACGTGAGCGGGCAGCTGGCGTATTATAACCCGCGCCCGGTTCCGTCCTTCGCAGTCCCGGCCCCGTACCAGTACGCAGGATGCAATGGCTATAACAGCGGCTACAACTACGGCTGCGGAAACTGCGCGTAACAACTCCACATCGTAGAGCTTTTTCGTGGCCTCACGAAAATGGTCGGCCCCATTGCCGATACTCGATAGCAACGCGGCGGGGCAATCGTCCCGCCGCTATTTTTAACCGTGTCGAATTTGACGCATTTAGAAAGGAATGATTTTATGGCTGAATTTACATCATCCGGGATTCAAACTGTCGCTGCTGGGCAGGACGTCCCTCTGATCTCCACGGCGGCTTGCGGAAAGCCGTGCATCCTACATCGCGAAGGAAGCGGGCTCGTTACGCTGCGCGGGCTTACTCAGCAATGCAAGGCGAAGTTCCGCGTATCCTTTGGCGCGAATATCGCCGTCCCTACAGGCGGGACAGTAGGTGCCATTACCTCTGCGCTTGCAATCAACGGCGAACCTCTGAGCAGCGCCACAGCGACCGTAACCCCTGCGGCTGTTGAGAACTATTTCAACATCTATGTTTCTGCATTTGTGGAAGTTCCGCGCGGATGCTGCCTGACTGTATCGGCGAAGAACACAAGCGCACAGGCGATCAGTTTTGCAAATAGCAATATGATCGTCGAGCGCGTATCGTGAAAGGAGGATGCAATATGTACGATTTGAGAAACCTGCGTGAAATGCTCTGCAAAGAGCTTGACGAAATCGCCGACAAGCGCGAAATGTCTGCGGGCGATCTGGACGCGATCCAGAAGTTGACGAGCTCCATCAAAAACACCTATAAGATTGAAATGCTCGAGGACGGCGGATATTCCCGCGACAGCGAATGGGAAGCGGATATGCGCGGCACATATGGACGCGGAAGTTCATACCGTGGGCGCCGCCGCGACGCAATGGGCCGCTACAGCCGCACAGACGCCCGCGAGCATATGCATGCGCAGCTGGAGGATATGATGCGCGACGCGGACGACGACAAGACCCGCGAAGCGATCCGCCGCTGCATGGAGCAGATCGAGCGGGCATAAGGGGGATATGATATGCTGGATAAAGCCGAGATCCGCAAGGAGATAGCGCGGCTGGAATATGAGGAATCCAGCTATCCCAATTATGCCAAACTGGCAGATCTTTACGTGATACGCGACAAGATGCAGGAGGACGAACAGGGAAGCCGGAGTTCGCGCGTGCACGCTTATTCCGGAGCCCATGCACCTGCAGTGCAGGCGGCAGTTCCGCAGACAGCGGCCACGCAGATGGTAGGCAGCTACGGAGACAGTGACTTCCTGCGCGCCATCGCAGAAAAAGACCCGTCCAAAGTCTGGCCGATCGTGGACGAGCTGATGGATACGGTATTGCTCGTCAAGCGAAGCGTGTATGATTCCGTTATGCGGAAGATATCCGATACAAGATAAAACTGGTTACACTCTTGTTACGCTCAAAAGCAAGAAAAACCGTTGAAATTACTGCATTTTTTATTGAATGGGGTTCAAGAGGCCGCTGGTTCGAATCCAGTCACTCGGACCAATGCAAAACGGGAAAAGCCCTGAAACTGCAAAGGTTTCAGGGTTTTTTCTTTTCTTCTCCGTAAAGGAAAAATCACGCCAGATTTCGAGAAATCACGTTGGGTTACACTCCCGGTTACACTCCACTTTTTATCCTAGATCGCGTTTATGATTTTCTTCAAGTCTTCCAGATTCACGTCTTGGTAGTACCGGAGCATCTCAGGGCTTGCGTGGCCGATCAATTTCATTTTATCCTTGTCGGGCGCAACAACTTTTTTCATCAATGTCGCGAATGTGTGCCTGCATGTATGCGGCGAATATTTGTGGATTCCGTTTACCATTGGGTTTTCAATGCCGACGGCTTCTAGTGTGGGGTAAAAAACAGCGTCCCGGAATCTATCATAGGAAAATTGGTTACCTTTTTCATCGCAGAACAACGCGCCGGACGCTTTTCCTGCGTAAAGACGATCAATAATGGGCTGGATCTTCGGGCTAATGGGAACGACACGATTTTTTCCAGCCTCCGTTTTCGCACCACCGGTCAGCGTTTTTTTATTCGCATCGTAGTTGTCAACGCTCAGGGCCAGCAGTTCTGACGGTCTGAAGCCGAGATAGCACATTGCATAAATATAATCCGCGAACGGAATTACGCCGACAGCGTCTCGCATTCTTTCAATCTGTTCTTGCGTAAAGCTTTCCCTCGCCGCTCCGAACTCTCCGCTGACAATCAGATATTGCCCTAAATTCAGTTCTGCGTAGCCGCGCGGAACTGCGTACTTGTACATAAGCCCTGCTAACGCTTTCATGTTTTCTTTTGTTCTTCTTCCTCTCGGGCATTCGTCCATGCATTCCTGCAAATCATCTATTTCTATATCTTCCAGTTTCCAGAACTCAACTTGATAAAAGTATTTTTCGGCTGATTTGTAGCAATCAATTGTGGATTTCCCAGCTCTGTGAGTGGGGAGCCACATTTCGTAGAGTTCGCGCCATGTAATTGCTTTTTCACGCTTCTTCTGCCCGGCCAACATCGGCAGGTAGTCAAGCGCTTCTTTTTTTGTGCGGAATCCGCATTTCCGAGCGACAACGCGCTTTACAGATCCGTTTTCTTCTCGGTATCCCTTTGTTATTTCCGCTACCCATTTATCGTTGCGCCGGTATACCGAGCCCGTGCCGTTCCCGCGTTTTGTGGCCTTTTTTGTTTGCTGTTTTTTCCCGCACCAGCAACAGTAGGGCACGCCGTCTGGGATTTCTTTTTTACACTTGATGCACTCCATGTTTCCCTCCACGTTCTTTTCGGATTGCATAGAAAGTAATTGCCGAAGCCAGCGCTGAACCTACGATCAGGGCAATGCAAACCCATGCAGCTACGGACAAATCTCCACCGCGAATGAGGCCTGCGCTCCGACTCTTCGCATCCATCACAAGGCAGGCAATCAGAGAAAAGGAGAGCAGCATACAAAACAGGGCGAGGACGTAACACATTGTATGTGTAGACCTTATCTGTGCGCTCTGTGCGGCCGCTGTTGCCTCCAGCTTGGCGTTTTCAATTTTGACATGATGAATCTGCTCGGTTAGTTCTTCCGGGCTTTCTGCGGGCTGGACAAGCCCGCACAGCTCATCCAGCGACAGACCGAGAACGAGGCATAGCGCGGCAGAATTGTACAGTTTCGGGTCTTGCTGTGTTCCTGCGCAGAGCTTCGTCACAGCCGATCTGGAAACGCCGGATTCCTCGACAAGTCTGTCGATGGTGTAATGCTGATCTTCCTTCGCCCGCTTTATGTTCCTCTGATATGTAGAAAAATATGGGGCGAGTTCCTGAATTGCCGACATGATATACCTCCATTTTCACATATATTTCGCTGATTCTTCTGCTATGGGTATGGTTTTACCAATTTGAGGGTGGACATTTCTGCCGCTTTTGCTATGCTGGTTACAGGCGCGTGAGAAAGCCCCACCGCCGGGGGAGCGACGGTGGGGCTTTCTTAAACATTCCATTATACAAAATAGTCTGTCCCATAATTGCCGCTTACGAGGGTTACCGGACGAAGAAAATGCAAGGTGTTCTTTGTGGAAGATTCCAAATTGAAATTCTTGAACGGACGTTCTAAAATATGGAGGTACACCAAATGCAGAGCATCAATATTCGCTTTGAAAACGGGAAAGTAAACATCATCGTAGACGGGGCGCTTTTCAAAGACGTCCACAGTCTGAGCCTGGACTACATCAAAGGAGCGCCCATGCTCTTCTCCTGTGTCTCCGATGTAGGGGAGACGCGGGAGCATTGGAACAAATGCCCGCTGCCGAACTGATTTACTTGATTGTCCACGAATTTCCACAGTTTTGGCAAAGACAAATCTTTTGGTTCTTTACGACCTCTTTTGCAGTTCCGGTGCTTTTCTTCCAAACAAGGTTGGAAAGCCCCAGCGTACACATAGCAGTTAAACCACGTGCGGCATTATTCATGTGGCCGCCAAAGCCAACGCCGGACTTCTTGGTTTTGCTGGATACCTGTTGCATGGTAATCGTTACATTTTCACTTCCACAGTTCGGGCATGTCATATTTTTTAACCTAATTCCTTTCTTTTTAGCAAGTGATGCGATGCGCTCAATGTATCCGGTTTTCTTTTCCCCGTACAATTCATCATCGATACGAAGCACGGCAGCAAACGCTTTTTCGTATTGCTGGGTTTTGATATACAAATCAGCGAGCCGAAAAGCCCATTTTGAACCACGAAATTTTAGGCCGCCATTGAGCCAAATGTTTTCCCAGAACTCGATGAGGCTACCAATGTCGCCAGTTTCTTCATAGAGGTTTTCAGCTATATTGATCTGCCGAAGCTGTAGGTTTTGCAAGTCGAGCTCATTTTGCAGGCGCGTGCTTAGTTCCTCGAAATTTTCCATTCAATTACCTCGGCGGTATTTTAGTATATCTATATCGATTGTATCACTAGGTTCTTAATACCTCAACGCTGAAACTGCACGAAAAAGCAACCTAAAATTTGACGGAAATGGAGAAAATTATGGATGAAAGGGAGGAACCAGGACATGAAGGAACGAACGACTGAGAGAAAGAAATTAGAAGCCGAGGCGCTGGTACTGATTTCGAGGTTAAGCGGCGCGCAGATCAAGGCGCTCAGAAAGCTCGTTCTTGACTTACATCATACGCAGGATGGTGTTCCATGCCCAGAAGTAGTATTTGGCGCCAAACTGTGATATAATGCTATATGATAAGTATGCAAAACGGCTGAAAGGAGAAAAAGATGCTCGATTATTTAGTTGAAAACGGATGGGTAGATTCATTTATTAGAACCGCTGTCACAATTGGAATCTACCACGGCTGGAAGATCATCTTGACGGGAATCTATAGGTTCATCAATAAGCGACTTCACAAGAATTGACAGACGCACTGCGAAGTATACGATTAGTACAACGCCGTAAATCACGCAAAACGTTCTGTTACGATTTATGCCGATGTATATTCCTATTCCACCAGAGTACGTAAAAGCTATGAACAATGTCACGTATTGCAAGACCGATCGAAGCTTCCTTTTGTCTTGCTGCAAACTTTTAATCCACTTCCAGATTGCGCGAAGTATCAAAGTGGCGATTCCCCCGATTGCCGTAACAAGCAGACCGGTTACAAGGTCTGGCACGGAAACGTAATTTTCGACAAACTTGGCGATAAAATCCCTCACATCGATTCCCCCAACATAGCTTTCATGGCGGCGATGAACCTTTTGAGTTCATCGTCGCTCATTTTTTTAGATAGTGCCAGAAGTTCTTTCTGCTCGTCAGAAAGCCCGTCGATCATATCAAGTAGCAGCTGCTTTTCCTGGCTCACCGCCCCATCCTTCGGGACGGGGTCTTTTTTTATGCCCTTTTCCCGTTCCTGCTCGATCAGGCTGCGCACTAATTCGATATCTGCTTCTTCCGAAAGGATTTCCTCCGGCGTGGTTTGCAGCAGGACGCACATACGGGCGGCTTCTTCGGGGGAAGGGAGGTTATTTCCTCGTAAAACTTCCGCAAACCATGAGCTGTACTTCCCAACTTTCCTCGAAAAAGCAGCCTTTGTCCATTCGTTCATCTTTATGAACGATGACACTTTCTCACAATTTACACTTACAGTATCACGTTTTGCCATAGTAGTTAATCCTTATCTACGTTGCGTATATATTCTTCGATTTTATTTCTGTCCCAGAGCAATACCCCAGTTGCATCTGCAGCGCGTTTCGCCCCTGATGTAAAGAATCTGTTGGTCATAACAACGCCAACATGGCAATGGTAAATCGCTTTCCCCGCATTTACCTCTTGAACAGGAGCATTTCCCAAATCAGACGCGTAGCACTTACATTGAATCGCGTATTTTATTCCGTCTTTTTCCGCAAGAACATCAACACCCTGATCTCCACTTCCTTGCGTAACTCGAACGTTAACAAAACCATTTTTGCGCAACATTTCTGCACACCAACGCTCAAAATCGAGCCCACGCATTGAATCGATTTTTGATAACTCGGAATCGACAAGGCTAATTCCCTGCTGTCGCCTTCTCCAATCTTCCTCATCGCGTAGAATAGATTCTATGTCGACATCATTGAATGTATCTGTTTCACGTTTCGCCTTATTATCGTCTTCGGATGACAGCAGAAAAGCCATTCCGCACTCATGGCAGACGTAACTATATTTTGCCTTTGCAAATGTAGCGTTCGCGTTGTCCATTCGACACATGAATTTATCTATGTCCAGTTTAAAACTGGCTATGCTCAACTCGGTATGCTGCTTGTCATATTTATACAGCTTTTTGCTTCCAGCGACAATCTCATCTCCACTTCGGTCAATCGCGTCATGGAAATGCCGCTGGAACTCAGATTCAATTCTGCAACGTTCTGCGAACAAGTTACCTTTTACGCTTGTAACTTTCCCATTCATCGCAGATAGCTTTTCAAAACAATCAAGAATGATATCGTAGTTTTCAATAAAACTGCTTATTGTTCTCGACTTGTTTGCTTTGTCTGCCGCCAATTTTGCGTCTATCAGTAGATCAAGTGCAAGTTTGTCTCGTTGAGCCTTGAAGAATGGCACCCTAAAATTTGTAGCCATACGGCACTCCTTAAGCACGACAATAACAGAATGGAATTTTTGTGCAAGATAACAAAACTATGAAAAACGCAGTTTTGCGGTTGACAACCAATAAAAACGAAGTTATAATATACCCATGATAAATCAAAACAGGCAAAGCTAACGCCAACCCCCGATAAAAAATTGGTTCGCGGGTTTATAGCTAATATTTTGTTGGCTGACACTTACATAATAAAGGCTTTTAGGCGTTTTGTCAACGCTGATTTATCAAAATAACCGAACAAGGAGGGTAGACGTGGAGACTTTGAAAGAAATGCGTCTGCGGTGCGGCTATTCCCGCCCGCAGGTCGCGAACAAACTGAACGTCTCGGATACGGCAATCGCGCACTGGGAGGCGGAGGACTGGACACCTTCCACGAAGTATCACAAGGCGCTTGCGCGTATCTACGGCGTGTCACTCGATGTTTTCCGGGCAACAATAGGGGAAACGAAGAAGCGGAAACAGGGAGCGGGCGTATGAAACGCAAAGAGGAAACGGCGATTATCCTTTCCGCGCTTGCAACCGCAGGTGTGCTGGAAAGCAATCAGGTAAAATCGGCAGTTGATTACGGGTTGAAACTGATCCGCATAAGGAAATTTGAAGAACGGACAGAACCCAAAGAAGGGCTGCCAATGTTGGAAAAATGGACAGGCGACCTGATCGGGAAGATGCACAACAGCAAGGTCACGTACGACGAAGTGGCGGCTGAGCTTGGCTGCACAAAGTCATATGTTTCGCTGATTCTGAACGGCAGACGGAAGCCGCCGGACGCAAGAAAACGTTTGGAATCAGCCGTCTCGGCGGTCATCCAGCGCAAGAAGGAAACAAAGACCTGAGCCTTGCAAAAGAGGCTCAGACGGGAAAGGAGGAAGTCTGAACCACATCGATAGCGTGGTAACACTTCCGGTAATACCACGGTATTACCTTTAGGAAATGGAAATGGAATAGATAGTATTTCTCTAATCTTAGGAAAAGAAAAAGGAGAGATAGGATGTTAAATCGAGCAACGATTTCGCCGCAAGAAGCGGTAGAGATTCTGCGAGAAAACGGCATGCAGATCGGTGTTGAGGTTCTTAGGCTGGGGCTGCAACAGGGCGTTTTCCCGTTTGGTAAGGCGGTAAAAACCGAGAAAGCACCTGTCTACTGGGTTTTCCCGAAGGACCTTAATGCTTGGATTGAGCGGCATTTAAAGGATGGACCCACTAAGAACGGGGAATTTGTGGAGGTACATGATGACTGACGTTGAATATATCCTTGAGGCGAATCACCGGCGCGCAAGAGAGCGCGAACTCGGCGAGCGGTGGGACAAGATTATCCGGCAGCGGAAAAGGAAGTCGGAGCTTTTGAAGGCTTCGGAGGCGTTCTGCTTCTCGATTGGCTGCGTCCTTCTGGCCTCCGAGGAAAGCGAAACTG